TACGGGCTGCGGAGCGGCGCCGATCGGTCCGGTGTAGGGCATGGCGGGCAGGCCCACGGCGTTGAGGACCGCGTCGGGCTGCCAGCCCGCTTCGACGAGGACGGCGGCGGCGTTGGCCTTGGCGGTCAGCTCGGCGTTCTCCGCTTCCTCGTCGTCCGGGACGGGGCTGCAGTAGTCGAACTCGAGGCCCTGGCCGGTGGTGCCGTACAGCGGCAGGAGGTCGAAGTTCAGGGCGCCCTTGATGCGTTCGAGGCGGGGCACGGTCATCTGCTCGGCGAACCAGACCCGGCTGGCGTCGGCGGTGGCGCGGTTGACGTCGGCGACCTCGCCGAGGGCGAAGGCAGGCATGCCGAACGCTTCCCTGATCACGTCTCGGGAGACGGACCGGAGTTCGGCGAACTGCATGTCGCGCTGGGTGAACTTGCGGTCGACCCACTGGGCGCCCTGCTCGATGATGGCTACCCGGTGGGCGGCAGCGACGCCGCGGTGCTGTTCGGCCCAGCGGAGCCGCATCTCCTCGAACTCGTCGTCGTCGAGCCTGCGGTCGACGGCGATGACACCGCCGGGCTCGGCGCTGTTGAGGAAGAAGTTCCGGTTCCACTCCGCCGAGTACCTGCTGGCATCGAGGTCGGTGAGGATCGACTGCACGGGGCCCATGCCGCGGTAGATGTCCAGCGGGTTCGGCATCCGCAGGAAGATGACCTCGTCCAGGGCGAGCGGCACCTTCTCGCCGTCAGGGCCGGTGTAGATGTATCCGGCCAGGAAGTTGTCGGCAGCCGGCACAGGCTCCATACGGTCCGGACGGACAGGCCATAGCTCCAGCGGGATGGTGGCCCGCGGGTCCCGGTAGATCACCCACCAGGCCTCGCCGGTGAGGTCGACGTGCTGCTGGAAGGACTCGACGAACTCCTGCCGCGGCATGAACGGGTTCGGCTTGTTCCACAGGTCGAGGGCGGCGTGTGAGGTGACCTCGACGCGCTCGTCGTCGCTGCCGTTGGCGGCCTTCCGGTACAGCTTCCACTCGACCTGCGCGGTCGCGTTCGACGTGCGGTTGACGATGCTGAACAGGGTGCCCACGGAGCCCATGGCCTGCATCTGTGCGGTCCGGCTGCTCGACGAGCCGCTGCCCCATGACAGCCCCGACGAGCGGCGGTTCCCCGTGTACGGGACCGGCGCCCGGTTGAGGAGGGTCCGGACGAACGACGCCATGACGGCCTCCCCTAGCGGCTACGCGGACGGTCGGAGATGACCATCTCAGCGCAGATGCAGAACACGCCGGCGGCGATCCAGCCGAGCGGGTGGTAGATCATCCACAGGCCGTACGTCGCGGAGGCGAGCCCGGCGATCACGAGGAGGACGGCGAGGATCGGCTGGAGGACGGCGAGCCGCTGGTACGGGATCACAGGAACCTCACTCGGGGCTGGGAGCGGAGGTCCCGCTCGGCAACCACGTACCGCATGGCGTCCATGCCGTGGTCGTCGGCCTTCACCGGCTGCTCCTTCGGTTGCTTGCCCGGCTGAGCGTCCCAGATGTACCCGACGATCTCCTCGACGGTGGCGGCCGGCTTCTTCGCTTCGACGAGCTCGGGGTCCCGGTCGATGAGGGCGCCGCGGCAGAAGAACAGGCAGGGCTTGCCGTCGCCGGCGGGGCGGAGCCGGGCCTGTACGGCTTGGATGCCGTCCTTGACGGTCTTGTGGGCGGAGATGGTGCCCATGCCGAGGTGGCGTTGGAGGGTGGCGCGGTCTTCGGCGTCGTGGTCGCAGATGATGGCGCGGGGCTTCGGCCCGGCCCATCTGCCGCCGGGCGCCACGATGCTGAGGATGGCGCGGGCGTGGTCCTCAACGAGGGTCTTCGTGCGGTAGATCTCCCGCACGAGGTAGAGCCGGCCGTCGCCGTCTTCGGCCCACTCCTGCCAGACGAAGGGGTTGGTGTAGCCGAAGTCGATGACCCAGGTGCGGCGCCACTCGGGGCGGATGACGTCCGGGTCGACGATGTGCAGGGTTGGGTCGAAGTCCTCGTATACGAGGCCTTCTGCCGCGGCCCATTTGCCGTCGCGGAGGCGTAGGCGGCGGACGCCGGTGAGGGCGTCGAGCTTGGCCATGTAGGCGACGCCCTCGCGGGTGAAGCTGCCGTCGGCGTTGACGAAGCGCGGGTTGTCGCGGTGCACCGAGGTGAGCATCCGCATCTTGCCTTCGTCGGCTCGGGCCTTGAGCCAGTGCCCGGGATGGGAGGGGTTGGCTGCCGCGACCTGCTGCTGCCAGGACAGGCCGCCGTTGCGCAGGCGGGTGCCGATGGCTTCCCAGTCGTCCACGGTGAGTTCGGTGGCTTCGTCACAGAAGACTAGGTCGTACTCGGACGACATGATCTTCTCGGGCTTATCCATGCCCCCGACGTTGATCACGGCGCCGTTCTCGTAGTAGTAGCCGGCCGCCTCCTGCTGCGAGCCGCCGTACCAGCGCATCAACCCGGAGGCAATGGCCTCCTTGGCAACCTTCTTCGTGAAGGTGACGAGCGTGGTCGAGGTCAGGCTGACCGCGGTCTTGCGGACGATCAGGCCGCGCATCCGCGGGTTCGACAGGGCGACGAGGTGCATGCGGTACAGGCAGGCCAGGGACTTGCCGGTGCCCGCCGCACCGACGATACACAGCTCCGGGTCGCGGGCACGGAACAGCTCAGCCGCGGCACCGCGCGGCTTGTACCGGACGACGGTGCCGGTACTCACGACACTTCGTCGTTGATCGGGATGCTGATGGTCTTCGCGTCGATCTCACCATCGGCGTCGACCGTGAGCCTGCCCTGTTCGTTGCGCACGAGGTATGTGACCGTCACCCCGTCGCGAGCGTCGGCGGTGAACGATGTGACGCTGCGGGCGGGCAGGCCGAGCGCTTCAGTGGCGGCCTTCAGCTGATCTCTGGTGATGTGCTGGGGGAAGCTGTCCATGTCAGTGCTCCTCGTTGACGGTGCGGCGCAGTGCCTCCCTGAGCCGCCGCAAAGTGCCGGGCGACGTGTCGAACTCCAGCCCTGCGGTGCTGGCCTCCGTCGAGCGGACGGGCAGGTAGAGGGTGCAGCCCTCCTCGCCGATGGGCTCCAGGCCGCTGACGATGCCGCCGGTGGCCGGTCCGTCCAGATCGCAGCCGGAGCACCCGGTGTTGCCACATGCGCAGCAGCCGGGGCATTCGCCGACGCACCAGCCGCCGCACGGCATGTGGGCGAAGTCGCAGGGCAGGGGCTCGTCGCTCATCGCAGTGCCTCCGGGTCGATGCCGACGACCTCGTACGTCACGCCTCCGGAGACCTGGGTCTTGACGGGCTGGTCGAGGCCGAGGAGCTTGCGCATGGACTCGTCGTTGCGGCGGAGCTGCTCGTCGATCCGTGCGAGCCGGTCGATGACCTTGAGCGTGAACTCGTCGTCAGGCACGGCGCTGCCGTCCTCGTCGCGGACGACCCGGCCCTGCGACACGGTGACGTGCTGGCCGCCGAGGAGCTTCTCCGCCTTGTCGCGCAGATCGTGGAGGCGGACACGTTCCTCATCGAGGCGGAGGATCGACCAGCGGACGGCTTCTTCGCCGGGCTCCTGGATGACGGCCTGCATGGCGCGCTTGACGGCGTGGTAGGCGTCGCCCTTGTTGCCCCAGCCGAGCTCATCGGCGATCTGCTGGTAGGTGTGGCCGCGGGAGCGGAGTCGGGCGGCTTCGGCGTCTTTGGTGGCGCCGGCGATGGTGCGGGTCCATTTGCCGTCGCCGCCGCGTGGCTGGTCGGGATCGTGCTGGTCGGTCATGGTCTCCCCTTCCCTCTGCGTCGCAGGTTAGGAAGAGGCGGGGACGGGTCAGCCCCCGGCTGGAGCGGGGCCGGGGGCTGACGTGTGCGGGCGCCTGGACCCCTCCGGGGCGTCCGCTGACCCATCCCACCGCCGGGTCCGGGCGGCCCCCGGTGGGGGGAGACCTTGGGCCGCCGGACCTGGGTGCAGGGTGTCAGCCGGCCGGGACAGGCCTACTTGCGGCGGACGGCAGCGACGATCGCGGTGATGACGGCGGCGAGGATGAGCAG